CCAAAGGAGTTGGTTGAAGAGCGGAACGAATATTATTCGTCTCAAGCAAAGTCTCAGATGCACTCCGTTGATAACAACCTTATGAGAGAAAATGATCCTCGTATGCCCCTGTTCAATGAACGGAAAACGAAGGTCACTTTCGGTAAAGGAACTTAATCTTAGGAGCTTAAAATGGCTTATCCTACCGTTGACGCCCCCTATGGGCTGAAACCGATCAATTTGGTCGGCGGACAGGTCTTTGCCGGGGCAACTCGTCAAATCCCTATTGCTTCAGGCTACGACACAAACCTTCTTAACGGAGACCTTGTGAAGTTAATTGCCGATGGCACACTTGAAAAAGATGAAGGCACAGCTACAGCTACACCAGTCGGTGTATTCTTGGGCTGCAAATACACTGACCCTAACTTGGGTTATGAATTGTATAGCCAATACTTCCCTGCAAACACTGCAGCGAATGACATCGTTGCTTATGTAGCAGACGATCCTGACCAGCTTTATAAAGTTGCTGTTGTGTCTGGCACAACCGTAATCGCTGGCGTAGGTCGCACTGTTGTAGGTAACAACGTGGCACTCGTTCAGAACGCAGGTTCCACCGCAACTGGGAACTCGAAGGTCGCTGTACTTTCGACTTCAGCAGCCACCACGAACACTCTGCCAATCCGCGTCATCGACGTAGTGGCCGAGACAGCAACCGCTGCAGACACGTATGTCGAGCTGGTTGTTAAGTTCAACTGGGGAATGCACCAGTATCAGAACGCAACTGGCGTATAAGGAGAATAAATCATGGCTATTTCACGCGCCCAGCTACTTAAAGAGCTGCTCCCCGGCCTGAACGCATTGTTCGGAATGGAATACGCAAAATACGGTGAAGAACACGCCGAAATTTTTGAAACAGAGTCCTCAGATCGTTCGTTTGAGGAAGAAACCAAATTATCCGGTTTCTCAGCAGCCCCAGTCAAAGACGAAGGCTCTGCAATCGAGTACGACAATGCGCAAGAAGCATGGTCCGCTCGCTACACACACGAAACAGTGGCAATGGGTTTCTCAATCACTGAGGAAGCTATTGAGGATAACTTGTATGACTCCTTGTCGTCTCGTTATACTAAAGCACTTGCTCGTGCGATGGCGTACACCAAGCAAGTTAAAGCTGCGTCTATCTTGAACAATGCGTTTGCCGCTGGCACCACATACGGTGACGGTGTTTCGTTGTGTTCAACAGCGCACCCACTTGTTTCTGGTGGATCAAACTCGAACCGTCCAACAGTTGCGGCTGACCTTAACGAAACTTCCTTGGAAGCGGCTGTTATTCAGATTGCAGGTTGGACTGACGAGCGTAGCTTGTTGATCGCTGCTAAACCACGCAAATTGGTTATCCCACCAGCACTGCAATTCGTTGCAACACGTTTGTTGGATACCGAGGGTCGTGTAGGCACAGCAGACAACGACATCAACGCACTGCGTAACAACGGGTCAATCCCTGAAGGTTACACTGTCAACCACTACCTGACAGACACCAACGCATGGTTCTTGATGACTGATGTTCCAAACGGCCTGAAGCACTTCACACGTAGCCCAATGGCTACTTCGATGGACGCTGACTTTGATACTGGCAACAGCCGCTACAAAGCTCGTGAGCGTTACTCGTTTGGTGTTTCTGACCCACTGGGTATCTACGGTTCTCCCGGCGCATAAGCTAGGTGACACGTTAAAAGAGGGGGCTGCTTCGGTGGCCCCTTTTCTTATTGTTGACATATCACGTTATACGGTGGTAGATTGTTAATTATCGGGACTATCCCGTGAATCTGACAGGCCCGACTGACGACATGCAGACAGATTCACTTAACTCGCATGTGAGGACATATTCATGGCGAATACTACCTTTTCAGGTCCAGTGACCTCTACCAACGGCTTTGTTGGTGATATTGTTGTTCCAACTTACACAGTAGCAAACGCACCTTCAGCCTCTGATGCTGGGGCAGGTACTATCGTGTACGTTTCAAATGGTGCCGCAGGCTCCGCAATTTTGGCTTTCTCTGACGGAACAAACTGGAAGCGTTCTGACACAGGTGCCACAATCGCAGCAGCATAAGGAGCTAGGTTATGAGTAGATTCAAACCAGCTTCTAAAGAAGAACTTGCAGCTCGGGGCATTGGCGTCGAGAAAGTTCGTGCTCGTAATGAGAACGGTACACTTAAAGCAGACAACCCTTCTACACCTGATGTAAATGAGGCGTGGGAAGATAAACCTGTTAAGGAACGTGGCCGTCCTTCAAAAAAGAAGGGATAGCGAATGTCTAATTCAGACGTACAGTCAAAACGAGTCACAACGGCAGCGTCCTTGGGGGTAGGTCCAGCACGTATCCGGCAGGTTCAGGTGCTGACTACAGCAGGTGGCGCAGGTCGTCTTACCATCACCGATGGTTCTGGTGGGCGTACTGTGCTTGATCTTGACTTCCTAGCTTCAGATTCTCACTCCGTTAACATCCCGGATTGGGGTATTCGTTGTCAGGACGATGTGCTTATCACTGCGATGACCAACATCAGCGCGATGACAGTGTTCTACAGCTAGAGGTGCTCTATGCGGTGTTACTACAAAAAAGGCGGCTCAGTTAAGAAGTCTCCTGCGTGGACACGCAAAGAAGGTAAGAGCGAGTCTGGTGGCTTGAACAAAAAGGGTGTGGAAAGCTACCGAAAAGCCAACCCCGGAAGCAAGCTGAAGACCGCTGTTACTACCAAGCCGAGTAAGCTCAAGAAGGGGTCAAAGGCCGCTAATCGTCGGAAGTCTTTCTGCTCTCGTATGAAGGGTATGAAGGCCAAGAATACTAGCTCTAAGACGGCAAATGACCCAGATAGCCGTATCAACAAGAGCTTACGGAAATGGAACTGCTAGGTGGCTATTTCTCGTACCCAGATGAAAACCCAACTACGGGGGAATAAAATGCCCGCAAAAGGCTCAAACAAAGGCGGCAAAGTTGGCTATCATAAAATGCCTGACGGGACAATGATGAAAGACAGCGAGCACAAAACAAAGAAAGGTGAAACCGTGAAAAAATATCAAGCTGGAGGCGCCCCTAAGAAGTCCATGCGCCCTAAAATGCGTCCCAAAGACATGGAAGAGATGATGTCTAAACGGGGTGGTGCACCCAAGCAGTCCATGCGCCCTAAAATGCGCCCTGAGATGATTGGCAACACGCCCGGAAGCCAAGGCACACGCGGCATTGACCCAATGGAAAACTATGGCGCAGAGGGCGTTAAGCGTCTTACTGGCATGAAGGCTGGCGGCAAAGTTCGCGGCTGTGGTATGGCCCGTGGCGGTGCAGTGCGCCCCTGCAAGATGGTGAAAATGAAGGGTTCCTGATGCGCAGGTACTACAAAAAAGGCGGAGCGGTGAAAGACGCGTGTTATAGCAAGGTTAAATCCCGCTATAAAGTCTTCCCGTCCGCCTATGCCTCTGGAGCCATAGCTAAGTGCCGTAAGGCTGGCGCTAAGAACTGGGGCAACAAGGGGAAGAAGTAATGGCCGTTCGTAAGACAAAGGAAGGCGCAGCACTCAAACGTTGGTTCAAAGAGGACTGGAAAGATGTGCGCACTGGCAAGGCTTGCGGACGCAAAGAAGGTGAGAAGCGGGGCACACCGTACTGTAGGCCTACAAAGAAGGTGTCCAGCAAAACCCCGAAGACCAGCGGTGAGATGAGTACGCCGGAAAAGCGTAAGAAGATCACNGAGAAAAAACGATTAGGGCAACCTGCGGGNAAACCACGGCGCGTCTCTCCTGCAAAACGGAAGACTAAGAAATGACGACATCAGGCACCACAGCGTTCAACATGGACTTCACGGAGATCGCCGAAGAAGCATGGGAACGTGCAGGCCGTGAGATGCGTTCTGGGTACGACCTTCGTACCGCACGTCGTTCTATGAACTTGATGACTATCGAGTGGCAGAACCGTGGCATTAACTTGTGGACCATTGATGAGGGTACTGTCAGTCTGACTCAAGGCGTAGGCCAGTACGACCTACCTGCGGATACTATTGATCTGCTTGAGCAGGTAGTGCGTACAGGAAGTGGTACAACCCAGCAGGACCTGACCATATCTCGGATTAGCGTCAGCACGTACGCGTCTATCCCAAACAAAACGAACACTGGGCGCCCTATTCAGTTCTGGATCGAACGCCTACGGGACAACCCACGGGTCAACGTCTGGCCAGTGCCAGAGAGCGACGATTACACGTTAGTGTATTGGCGCCTACGCCGTGTCGAGGACGCAGGATCAGGTGTACAAACAGCGGATATGAATTTCCGCTTCCTCCCATGTCTGGTCGCTGGGTTGGCGTACAACATTGCCATGAAAGTCCCAGAATTGGCGCCACGTATTGATATGCTGAAGGCAACTTATGAAGAGCAGTTTAGGTTGGCCGCGGAAGAAGACCGTGAAAAGGCTCCTGTACGTTTCGTACCGCGCGTGGGGGTTATTAGATGAGCACGCGGTTTGCTTCAGCTAAGAAAGCGTTAGGTATATGCGATGTCTGCGGGTTCTCTTACAAGCTGAAAGAGCTAAAGGCGTTATATGTTAAAGGGCGTAACACTAACGTTCTTGCCTGCGAAGACTGCTGGAGCCCAGACCACCCGCAGCTTAGACTAGGAGAGTTTCCTGTAGATGATCCACAGGCACTACGTAACCCCCGTCCAGACACAGCAGAACTTATACCAGCGCGTGACTTCCAATACGGGTGGAGCCCTGTGGGCCTACAAGACCCATTTAACCTCGTTGACAACAACCTAGTGGGCACTGGATTTGTTGGGCAAGTTACTGTAATAACATCTTAGGAGATAACGCTATGGCGAACTGCAATACAACACGGATGAAAAAGGGCGGCAAAGTTACAAAGCCCAATAAAATGAACAAGGCTTCTAAGTCTAAAGGCGTAAAAGTGCGTGGCACTGGTGCGGCGACTAAGGGCCTGTATGCACGAGGGCCAATGGCATAAACAATGGATTATACTGAGCTGAAAACTAATATCCAAGATATCTGTGAAAATACGTTCACCGATGACCAGCTCGCTATGTTCACTCAACAGGCCGAGCAGAAGATATACAACACTGTTCAGCTACCCGCATTACGTAAGAACGTAACCGGGGCGCTAACCGCAGACAACAAATATTTGTCTGCGCCGTCAGACTATTTGTACACGTACAGCTTAGCAATCGTAGATGCGGTGGGGGACTACGTGTACCTACTAGATAAAGATGTAAACTTTATCCGTGAGGCGTACCCAAGCACATCTAGCACCGGGTTACCCAAGCACTACGCAAACTTTAACGATGATGCGTTCATTGTCGGGCCTACTCCCGACGCAGCATATACTGCTGAACTGCATTATGGCTATTACCCCGAATCCATTGTAACCGCAGGCACTACGTGGCTTGGGGATGAGTTCGATTCCGCGCTTTTGAACGGGGCGTTAGTCGAAGCGATTCGGTTTATGAAAGGAGAGCAGGACATGGTAGATATGTATAACAAGATGTTTACTCTATCTATTGGACTGCTCAAAAACCTTGGGGACGGTAAACTTCGGGGTGATACCTATCGTTCTGGTCAACCGAAAAACCCTGTAAGCTAAGGAGGTCATCATGGCAATCACGCAGGCAATGTGTACATCGTTTAAAAAAGCACTTCTCGATGGAGAAATGGATTTTAGTGGCGACACGGCACAAACGTATAAGATCGCGCTCTACACATCTAGCGCGTCACTAGACGCAACCACGACAGCGTACACTACATCTAACGAAGTTACTGGCACTGGGTATACTGCGGGGGGTAACACGTTAACTATTAGCACTAACCCCACCACATCAGGTACCACAGCGTACTTGGATTTTGCGGACACCACATTCTCTTCCGCAACTATCACGGCACGCGGCGCGCTTATTTACCAATCAGGTGGAGGCACCCCGGCGGTAGCAGTACTTGACTTCGGCGCGGATAAAACATCCACAGCGGGTGACTTTACTATTCAGTTCCCAACTGCAGACGCATCTAACGCTATTTTGCGCTTAGCATAAGTTAGTACGGAGGCTCCGCCGTGGCTAACATAACAGGATGGGGCCGCGGAACTTGGTCTGAAGGTGCATGGAGTGAACCGATACCGGCGACGGTGTCGGGCGTTTCCGCTACTGCTTCTTTAGGTTCAGTATCTGTTGTAGAGGGGGAAGGGGTCACCGTTACCCTGACAGGGGTCTCTTCTACGAGTGCGCTTGGTTCTGTTGTTGCTACTGGCGGAGTTTCAGCGCCTACTACGGGGCTTGAAGCTACTGGAGCTGTCGGTAGTGTGACTGTCGACGCTGCGGCTAACACCGCGGCTGTTGGTGTTGAAGCTACTGGGGAGCTTGGCACCGCAGAAGTCGGTATTGGTATATCCGTTCCGGTCACGGGGCTTGCAGTCACAGGTGCGGTTGGTTCTGTATCTGTAACCGGGAAAGCGAATGTTGTTCCTACGGGGGCAGAATCTATTGGCGTTGTCGGTAGTGCAGTTGTCGACGCTGCGGCTAATGTGTCTACTACAGGGCTCTCGGCCACTGGCGCGGTCGGCACCGTTGTTATAGCCGCCAACGCTAATGTTGCTCCGACCGGAGTCTCCGCCACTGGCGCGGTTGGTTCTGTATCTACAACTGCGGACGCCAATGTGTCTGCTACTGGCGTAGCGGCTACTGGTTCGGTTGGAACTGTCGTTGTAGCTGCCAACGCAGATGTTTCTGTCACGGGTAATAGCACAACGACGGAGCTCGGTAGTGTAACTGTGGACGCTGGCGCGGTCGTGCCAACCACAGGACTAGCTACAACAGGCGCAGTTGGTAGTGTCGCAGTCCGTATCGAAGTCGATGTACCTGTAAACGGGGTAAGTAGTACGGGTCGAGTGGGTACTGTCGCTATCGTCGCAGGAGCTACAGCGTTCCCGGCTGGGGTGTTTACAACGGGTCAGATTGGTACAGTTCTTGTCTGGGGAGAAATAGTTCCAGACCAAAACCCGTCATGGCAACTTATAGACGATGGGCAGACGGTAATGTGGATAGAGGTGATGACGTGACAACAGTTGATGAAAATGTTATATGCGTGTATATTAGCGCAAATACCAGCGTGCAGGAGTAAACCATGCCTAGTACTTATACTACAAACACCGGCATTGAGAAGATCGCCACTGGTGAACAGTCCGGGACGTGGGGTGATACAACAAATATTAACCTCGACATCATAGACCGCGTTGTCAACGGTGTTGGTTCTGTATCTTTGTCCGGCACCACTCACACGCTGACTACTTCGGATGGGTCGCTATCTGACGGACAGTACAAGTTGCTTGTGCTAGCGGGGTCCCCCTCGGGTACAAACACTATCACTATTTCTCCGAATGACGCACAGAAAATATATTTTGTGTATAACAACTCGGGGCAGAGCGCGATTTTCACACAGGGTTCCGGTGCAAATGTAACGGTAGCCAACGGTGACACTAAGAT